CCACCACTTATTCTGTTTGCGTTGTCCGGCACACCGGGCCCGGGCATCACGAGGGAACCGGGGGTGAATGCGCTGACATTACTAACGTATTGCATTCCATGGCTTGAAGCTTCTGAATAAGAATCGCCAAGCAATTTGTATGACAGGTTGTCACTTCCTGCTATGCGGTAAACAATACCGGTCGGATTCGGTGCCGTGCACTTGAATTTGTTTCCGAAAGCGGTCAACAATTCACCACAAGATTGTTTTGCAAAGTCAATAAATGCTTCGTGGTTGGTGAGGTAAACTTGATTACCAATAGCTGTAATGTTCGTGTGCAAGCTGTTGTCATGCACGTAAACAATCACAAACGGAACCTTGTTCTTGTCGTCAAAGGCTGATTCAAAATACATTCCTTGGAAATACAGGGATGATCCACCCATGACCCAAAAAGCCTGTTGATAGTCCTCAATTGAACCACCATGGATTGTGATCATTGACCTGTCGCCGATTCGCATTCCGATTCCACGGATGCCGTCTCCGCGATTGGCGTAAATTCGCGGAACAATGAAGGTCAGATTGTAGCAGTATTCAATGTCCGCCCCAATATTGTTTTCCATGAAATGGCAACGGTCAATGACTCCATACCATACTTCCTTGAAGTGCATTGCGCGTTGGAAATTCCAGATAGCAACATCCCTCAGGGTGATTGAAGAGGACACGCAATCAATGCCAATGGATTCTTTGTTGGCAAAACCCCGGCCTTGAATCCTCATGGAATGAATTGACGCACTCTTGTCCTTTGCCATGGAAATTGCAGTACCGGCATGGTCTGCATAAATATGCGTTCCCGAATTTTCAGGACGGGCATCAGAATTCAAAGACGGGCCAACCCACGTCTGCCCTTTCCGAGTCGCCAATGTTGAGGTCACGCGATATTTACCGGCAGGGAAATAAACGGTCCCCCCGTCACCCGCGAATTCAACGGCCGCCATGATTGCAGCATGATCATCAGCAATTCCGTCGCCCTTCGCCCCGTGGTCTTTCACGTTGGCCACAATAGCTTTCACGTGGGTTTCAACCCATGTTTTCAGTCTGCTCATTTCGCCGCGCATGGTGGTTGAAAGCTCGGTGGTTTTCGTATTAACGAATTCCCGGAGTTCACGTTCCAGAGTGGTGAGTTTACCGGTCAGGTCGGTTTTGGTGTCATTGACCAGTTTCGTGAGCGTTTCTGCTTTCTCATTCAGCGCCTTTTCCATGGCGGTTTTTGCGTCCGCCAATTCCTTGGACATCGTTTCCTTGGCGGCCCTGATATCTGCCGTAAGGACCTCAGCCCGAGCCTCGAATTGCTTCTTGGCCGCATCAACGGCTTCATTGGCCTTTTTGACTTCCGCAACGATCTTGTCATCCAAACTCTGAATGATTTTCACCAATCTGTTGATCGTCTGGTCAATAAAATAATCAGTTGCCAGCTTTTTGACCGGATGAATTAGCAGCGGTGTGTAATCGTGCGGAGTCGGGGAAAGATGAAACTCGCCCGTCACATTGGCGGGGAGGGTGATCGTATTTCCACCGGCCGCACCTTGCTTCACAATCAGCCAGAAAGAATGTCCGGCCGGATATGTATTGGGAATTTCAACGTCAACATTGCCATTCGACAGGTCAACAAAAAGGGGTTCGGGTGAACCAATTCTACCGTTCAGCACATTCACAATATCGGCGGTATTCTTGACCAGCGTGCGGAAGTCGCCTTCAACTTGATTGACGAGGTCCGTCATTGCATTCAACCGGTCAAGGAATGTATATGAATCATTCTTGGTAAACGGTTGAATATCGGAAATGGGGAACAGGTCTTTCGGGAAAATGGGCATTGTTTTACTCTCCTTACATGAAATGGTGAAAATTTAGCAAATTGTTTTCGTAGGGTCCGTTGAATGAATCTCCGGTGGAATACAGACCCATGAACAAACTGTCAAGATCGTCCATGACAATTTCATCCGCGGAACGCGCCACCTTGAGCCAACTTTCCAGCACCGAGCCAACATCAGCCGTGCGGCCCGTGGTCGCGCTCCCAAGAATATATTCCACAACACCCTTGGTTGTATCGTTGCCGTCGTGGCGGTCGATGCTCTTGGATTCACTTTGCGTAGAATCTGTGTTGTTGGCTTTGGTGATGTTCTTGGCGTCTGTATTTTCGACAACCAATTCCTCACCCTTCGTTTCACCACCGCTTTCCCCCACCGTGTCTCCACCGGACGATGCATAATCTTCATTTCCGGAAAGCATTGTCTGAGGAAATTCGGAGTTGATGGAACGGGCCTTCGAAAGGCTCTTGTTTGAGCCGCTGGTTTTACCGGTTCGGTTTCCGAGCCTCGTGTTTATGTCGGTTTCATCCACGAGCCTGTTGACCGCTTGATCCAAATTCCCTTGCGATTCATTGACGAATGCACTCAATCGTTCAATATCGCTACGGGTGATGTCCTTTCCGCTTTTACGCATGACAAAGGTTGCGAGCGGGTCGAAATTATTTCTCATGGAAAGGTACATTGCGTTGTGTTTTTCCATGCTCAACCGCATTTTGATGCGGTATCGCTGAATGAACATTTCCGCGGTTTCCAATCCTATTTCACGAAAGTAAAAGTTTTCCTTGATCTTGTCAACCAACTCTTCACGATACGACTCGTCAAAAATTGGCCAGCCGTATTTCATCCAACTGTCGCCGTGGCGGTGAAGGACCTCACGCAATTCCATCGTGAAATACGCCATTACTCAACCTCCTTTTCGTTCCCTATTTGCGTCGGCGGCTCAGGCTTCAATTTCTGCTCGCGCTCTTTTGTCTCAAAATTTTGTTCTTCAACCGCCCATTTCACGGAGACGCCAGCATCCGGGAAAGCCGCGTTGATCAACTCAACGGCATAGGCGCGCGAATTGATTGCCGCCACCCGCGCCAATGTTGAATGCTCGTCATTGGCCGCAACTTCGTCTTCCACGAGACGTTCTTTCTTGTCCTGATTGGCGGCCGCAATTCCCAACGTAACCATTGCCTGATTCCAATATTGATTGCGCTCTTCCCGGAGCGCTTTCAGGTTTTGCGGATTGCCACCAATGTCCAAGGACGTAATTGCATCGGGGTCGACCGTCTGCGACGCGGTGAAGAATGGAATTCCTTCATCAATCTTGCGGAACAAATTCCGATATGTCAGAGCTTGATCCTGACCAATAATCGCGATACGCGAATTCCTAAGCGCTTTGCTCGCTATCTGAATTGACATATCCAATTCCGCAAGCGTAGCAGCAACTCGCTTCACTCTAGCAATCTCGGGAACCCTCAAGTCATTGCAATGAATGAGCACACATTCATTATCCGAAGCCGGACGCCCCTCATGCCCCAAATAGCAATCAAGATCAATACCTTTGTAGCCGGGCATATCAACCGTTCGAACGCTCGTAACGTCGTCCTGTAAATTGTTGGTGGTTGTTGCGGTACATTTCGCCAACATATACCGGTCATAGCGTGAGTCGCGGTAGAAAACAATCAGGCCGGTGTAGAACAGCGTTTGTTCAAGGAACCGTTGTGAACATCCCTGAGGGAGTTCCCAGCGAAAACGGCTCATTGACCATGCGGTGAACATATCCTTGTAGTCAATGAACAATCCGCTTTTGTTTAATTCGGGGACCGAGGTTGAGAAACCCCACTCCCATGGTTCGGCTTTCCGTCGTTTACTCATGATTGCACTATCCCCTTGTCGGTCGAGCGATTTTTATCTTCAGGTCGGTTCTGGGCGTGTTGTCGGCCACGTCGATGACGCCAATTTTCTTCGGGTCGTTCCAGACTGTGACACCCTTTTCAAAAATGCCGCGAATGGCATTTTTGTAAATTTCGGTGCATTGTGCTTCGCTAATGTTCAGTTCTTTCATCTTCCAATAAGTGAAATTGGACATGACATTCAAATTTTGCAATCGCCAGAATCGATTCACCGCATAACCGTAACGGAACCAGAACTCGCCAATCTGGTAGACCGCATTGGGCTGAATCGTGTGCAATTTCCAACTCACCTTAAAGCCGTTGTTCATGATGAACGCAAACCCGTCACCACCAATCTGACCTGACACCGAAGGCTGCATCAATTTGGCGTCCTGAACTTTGGCGTTGATGCCCGCAATGGTATTTTCATAATCACCTTTGGCGGTGAATGCTGCAAGAGAATAATTGTTGTCGGCAACTTGTGTGTTGGCTCTTGCCGTGACGTCAGCATTCTTGCGAATAGCTGAATTGCTAATCGCCATGTTCTGGGTCAGTTCAAAATTCTTGATGTTCTCGTCAACAATCGCGTTTGCAACGCCCTGAGCACCCGAAACGATCCCGCCAAGAACATTCCCGCCGAGCGCACTGGACACACCACCGATGACGCTGTTTGCGCCGCTCTGAATCATGCGTGCGTGATTGACGTCCTTCCCGACGCCCGCCATGGCGGTATTCTGCCATTGCGAGATATTGGCGTGCTGAAGGCCGGCCCGGGTGCCAACCATGGCGTTGTCGTATGCGTTGGCAGCGGATGCCATTGTGCGTTGCTGGGACCAATCCGCGCTTGCATATTGGTGCGCGATACTGTTGTGATTGGCAGCCATGTAGGACAAGAAACCGTTATTGGTGAGTGCCGTTGTTGGCAGGTTGCTGATAATGAGAGCATTGTCCAAGAAATTGCCGCGGTCAAAAGACTGGTTCTTTTTCGCGGCCCTGCTCAAATTGTTGGCACCGTACTCGTAGTTGCCTGAAAATTTTCCGTAATCGGGAACGTAAATGGCAACTCGGGCGGAAGGTGCGTAGGGGATGTTGAGGACCGCCAGCGAAAACAGCGGACTGTTTTCGCTGTAGCCGTTCTTGGGGCCCGGAATTTGCTCCGGCTTGAACATGACGGATTTACCATTATAGGAGGTCAAACTGAAATAGCAGTATGGAAATGTTCTGAACTTTTTCAGGCCGAAATAGCGTGCCGGAAGCCATTCGGCCGCCTGCAAATAGGGGGCATCTTTCTCGGGAAACGGGATGTAATAGCTTTCTTGATTCGCCGCAAAAGTCCCATTTCGGTTGAACCCCCTCAACATGGGATATTCAGTCGGAACCTCATTACCCACCACATTCAACGGCGGGCATGCCGTGATAGAAATAACTCCTTGACTCACCCAAGGCTTGGTCGAAACAGCTTTGAGAAAGGAAATTAAGGCCCCGTTGCTCGAAGCATAATAAGTTTCAATTCCCATGGCCATGGGCTGAAAATTTGTTCCAGTAGCGGAATTCAGGGTGGGGGAATCGACAGTTCCCCCGGATGACATGAATGAAACGGTTGTGGCGATAATGTATCCTACGCGGTCGCTGGGTATTCCTTTGCGATTGACTGGCAGGGTTATTGATTCGTTGATGACGTAATCATTGCCCAAGTCGAACCCTTCGGGCGTGGTTAGAAAATGTCTGCCGCCTTCGTCGTCGGCGTCAATGGCGGCCATGGCAATATGGCCACGCTCAAGATATCCGTAACCGAATTTGACGCCATACCCCCACGTTTGCCAAACGTCCAGTTGAACAATCATTTCAGTCGTGTTGGGGGCAATGTGCTTGCAATCCTTGATGAAATAAAAATAATCAGCAGGACGATCCCCATTGACAGGCTGTTCCGGATTGTAGACATGAATATAATTGTATTCATAAGCCTGAGTAAGAGGCAAAGGAATTTTCACACTACTGCCCGGGCGAACATAAGACATCGTTGTAATTTCGACGGACTGTCTCGCGGAATCGGAAAGGTATTCTTTCAGTTTTTCTTGAGAGCCGAAGTCCACAATGTTGCGGTATTCTGAATCCCACCGCACTTTGCAGAGCACAACGCGCGTTCCGGGTGTCCAGACCGCGTAATTGAAGTCGAGTCCCGCCCGCGTGACCCCGGACGGGACTTCATGGATAGGTGAGTCACTCATGTAAACATGATATCACAATACCGCCCGGAAAAGAGCCGACCGGTCAGCAAGAATTCGAAGCGACTGGAGCCCCGGAACCCCATCCGCGTCAGACCCGCGATAACCTATTTTACGCTGAAATTCAGCATAGGCCTCACGTGTCCTACGATCATATAGACCATTCAATTCAAGGCTCCAGCCACGCACTTTATTCAAAGCCTGTTGGACCAATTTCACACCGTGAAAATCATAAGTATCCCCGGCAGCGAAATGGCCTGCTGCAAAATAATCAGCAGCACCAATAACATTTCCGAGAGACACATTCGGCAAACCGGGCTTACCGAACCACGGTGTGACTTTTTCGCACCAAAAACGTTCCGCTCCGGGACCAAGCCCGAATTCAGTCATCCCCTTGATGCTCAGGTGTGAATGGCCATAATGACCGTCAGCACCATTGTACTTGCGTTTCTCGAACCCGTGGCGGGCCGAGTAGATATAGCCGCGCCAAATAAAATAGTGAGTTCTTTCGTCACCGCACACGGTTTCCCGAATCATTTCCATGTCGACCATGGGCCCGGCCGTGATGTCATAGGCGGTTACAAAACCTTGCGGGCTCGGATTGTGGCCGGACTTCTGCGAACGGTGAGCCGTGTCACCAATACCACCGTCGGAATGTTTCGGCCTATTGGGATACATGGCGTTTATCTCAGCGACATATTTTTCAAGACAGGGCGCGAGTTTCCAACCCATATTTATTTTCCTTTCATTGAATTGCGGGCCGGGCACAAACCCGACCCGCAACCATTATTTATCAAACAGTTTTCTTGAGCTTTTTCGGAACGGTCTCTCCCGAGACAGGGAATTCATGCTCCGACTTCACTTTACGGTCAGGATCCCAAACCCGAATCGTGAGCTTCTCCGCGCTTTCGTCGGAACCAACCCTGAGAACCCCGTCATACATGAATGCGGTTTTATTGGACTTCGCGCCTTCGACTTCCCAAACCCAGCCGATATTCAAGGCCTCGTACTCCTCGGCCGTGGGGTTGGGATCCTCAAAAACGGGACGGTCAACGTCGGCCTGATAAAGCATACCGCGCGCAAGCTTACCGGATGTCCAGTCAAGATCAACACCGGCAGCATCGTAAAGGTGGAATCCAGAAATGGTTTTGATGACAAACTCTCTCGCGGGGACGATGACAGTGCCCGTGTCGGTGGTGAACATAATCGCGGGAATAAACCTACTGGCTGAGAAAATGCCACGGTGATGATAGAAATAATTCGTTGTCACGTTGGCGGGGTTAAACATGCTTGTAGATTCAAGCATGGTGTCGTAAACTTGGAAAAAATCCGTGGTTGTGAGAATGGCCTGACACTTCGACGAAGGCATATTCTCTTTAGGAATGACAACAACCCTGTAAGGAATTTCCTCGAATTTCACATTGAAAGCCGCGGCCAAGGCATACACGTCAATGGCGGAATTGGCTTCCGGGGTGATGAACAGGACGAAGTCGTCAGGCGACGCGACCGGCATGTTTGCCGGATTGTACAGCGTTGAAATGAACATCATCTTCGCCTTGTATTCCTTGATTCTGCGAAGGAATTCCTTGACGTCCGCTTCAGCAGGCTTGTCGCCCGAAATATCCTCAATATGGACCCTGAAGAACCCGTCCCGCTTTTCATATTCCTTCAACAATTGAGTCATCAAAAGAAATTCGTCATGCTCGTCAGACGTCAACGGAACCGCCATCAAGCCGGAAAGGAAAGACGCAATTCCATTGTCTTCAAGGAAAGCCTGACGCAATGCGTCATCGTTCACCGTAATCGGGTACATGACTTGATGATTCCGGTGATGGAAATTGCTTTCAACATACGGGGACGAATAGCCGAAAATATCGGCTTCCATGCCGGCCCGTGCGTTAGAAACAACGCGGGCCTTGATCAAGCCGTGCTGAATTTCCTGTACCTGTTCACCGTTCTGCAACAAACCCTTCTTAAAACGCTTCAAAGGATTGCTCCATGAGTTGTTGCGAACAATTACCTTGCCGATTCGGCCGATAAGGCCGGCCACGAATTCATTCCAAAGCGGACGGAATTCGGTTAGGGTGTCGAGAACTTCCCTCATGCCGCGTTGAGTGGCCTCGGGAATACGATTCTGATATTCCAACGAACCGCCTTTGGCGAGCGCCATGAGAATAGCTTCGTTGCCTTGATTGGACAGTTTTCCGACTTTCTTGATAGGCATTTTATTTTCTCCTTACTCGAATTCAAATAGATCTTCAACCCCGAGAATTTTGGGGTGATCCTCAGGCGGGGAATCATTGTTGCGATTCTTCATCATCGCGTCGTAGTTTGCCACTTTAAGGGCAGTTATCTCAGCCTTCTGGGCGTTAATAGTCTCCTGAAGGCCCATTTCTTTAGCACCAAAACCCTCAACCAAATTGGTGACGGCTTTCTCGAAGTCCTCCTTTCCCTCATACTCTTCCGGGAGCAGTGCGAAAAGTTCTTTGGCATCCATGTTTTCACCTAATGTAAATGTGCGGCCGGCCGCAATCAAGCGACCGGCCGCGGCAATGGCTGGAGTTCGCAGACAGGCGCCGGCAGGGCAGCAACCCCCGCTACCCGTTGGTCCGTATCAGCGGCTTGCTTCCAACTGGGCACCGAAACCCCCTCTGTACTCCGGTACCCAGTATAGCATATGTGTCAGAGTTCAGGAAGCGCGGGCATTCCGGAAACTGCCGCAACAACGTCGGGCCGCTCTGCAAAGTATGCCTCCACGGCTCGACGCACAATCTCGCTGGCAGTCGTCCCATATGCTCGCGCGGTATTGGTGACCAGTTCCTTTAGTTCGGCGGGGAGCACGGCCCCGACGGTTGCGGTTTCAACCTTGTCCTTCTTTTCGCTCATTTTCTTTCTCCTTTCTTGAGCTGGCAACAGCATACCACAATCAACCACGGAAGCAAAACTCAACATCTTCCAGCACCACGCCCCCGGCAACATTCTTCGGGAGTTTCTTGCCAACGAACCGGGCACCCTCCTTGATGTCGCAGAATCGCACCTCGTCGGCGATTGCACGCGGAAGCCCGGCTATGTGCACTTCGTAAACGCTATCTTGGTCGACAACCCGTCGCTCAATGTACGCCTTCGGGCGCCAGAACATGCCGTAATCAGCATCGTATTCGTGCTTCCATGCACCCAATTCCTGAGCATCGATGTTCAGGTCTGGCTCTTTGTCGGTGACAAGATGCAAAGAATCGGTGTCCGCGTAGGCGAATATTTCATAGTTTTTCTGTGCGGCTCGGATTGTTACCGCGCGAGCGTAAGCCGTGATGAAACATCCCATTGCAGTGTAAACGGGGTCTCGGAATTCGGTTTCCCGGATTTTTAGTTTAACCCTGCCGTCAATCAGCACGGGTTTACGTGATGTCACGTCGGGATTGGTGGCAAATTTGCCATAAAGCGAATTTAAATGCAACTTGGCAATCTCCCTCAGACCACCCACGGAATTCTTTTTCACATTCATCCATTTATCAATATAAGGTTTGAAAAAATCCCTGTTGGCAGCGAAATAATAACCCCCGTCCCAGCTGTACACTTCAATATCATAATGTTCGTTCCAGAGTTCCCAATCAACTGACGTACATGAAATTGTTGTGGGTTCCGGGATCGATTCAAGATATTCCGTCGGCACGAAAACCGAATGGTTCTTCAACTGAATGGTCGGAAGATGGTCCTTCTTCAATTTTGCGGTGATGGTAATGCTTGCAACCCAAAGCGGAAAATCGACGGGCGGGACGGGTGGTCCGACAAAAGGGATTGGTATCCCATGGGGAAGTGGGGAATCGTACATTACACTGGGGTATAGTGAATTGACGTCATACACCTTTAGCGGGCCAACTATTTCCCGTACGTATTTATCGCCCGGTTTACACCAGCCGCCACGATAAGCTTTCCTGATGCAATAATCAGTGTGATCGTCCAGCACCGGGAAAAGACGTGCGAATTCATTGCGACCAATAAGACGTTTGAATTCATTCAACGAATCAGCCCCGACAGTCAGCGCGGTCATACCCTCATTCAATTGCTGCCATAAAGCGGCCGCAATAATCATGACGTCATTGGCCTGATATTCAATTTCTTCCGGTGTAGGCTGATAACCAACAGGACGTTCAGCGTCATAATCTATAACGCCTTTCGTCACTGGAAGATTAAAAGCTTTGGCGATTCTTGCCACTCCCATAGGGAGTTTCTTGAGGCTATCTTTAATTACACAAACTTCGCCATTCTCCCACATAATGGAAATGGAGTAGTACTTACTATCCTTACTAATCAACGTGGTAAACGAATTGGGATGCAAGTCCTCTACCCATGGAATGTTGTGGGTCAGAAAATGGTAGATGATGAATGTGCCGTCAAATTTCAGGTTGTGGAAATAGATTATATCCGAAGAACCCTCTATGAAGTCAAGAAAAGATTCAAGGGTCAAACCCAATTCGACGTCATCAAAACGAGGTGTACGAACAACCGGACAAAGACCCCACGACCAAACCCGGCAATCAACCGGGTTGGTTGTGGTCTCAAAATCCGCGGCCCAGATTTTTCTCATTTCTTACGATTATTCTGATTCCGTGAATTCTTTCGCCTATTCTTCTTTTTCGCGCCCTTTTGCTTGGTTCGTGGGATGGAGGGTTGCATATAACCCCACTTATTAACGCGTGCGGGTTTGACACCCTTAATCTTGTTTTGCACGTCATTGAAGAAGTCAACAACATTTTGCCTTGCAGAATCGTGTAGACTCATATAGGCCGGGTGTGCTTCGTCTCCGTCTCTGTCGAGAGCTTTAATTGATTCGTACCAAAGAAAGAATTCATTGACTTCACCCGGGGAGAAATACCAAAAGAACTCGAATTGCTCTGCCGAAAGTGCTTTAAAGGCATCAACAAAATTATCGCCGTTTTCGTCAGCGAAACGATAAAGAATGTCACGAACAGTTAGATACGCACTGCCCAATTCTTTTCTAACATTTTTTTCGTCAAAGCTTTTGAGTAAATTTCGGGTGAGTTTATCTAACTTTGCCTCACTCATTATCTGGCGGGGTTTGCGTTTAAGCTTTCGCTTCGCCCCGTTTACCGGGGAATTCCCGGCCATATGGTCGGGGTTTGCGATTTTGTACATCATGGAGGGAGTTGCTCCGCCCGATTTTGGTTTAACGATTTTGTCAAATTTGTGGGCGAAGGCTTCTACCTTTGAGTTATAGGCAGCTTCAATTTTTTGATATCTTTCCCATTTCTCCTTTGGAATGGGTTTATGATATGCGTCAGGCACGAATTGTGTTTTTCGCGAATTGAAATTCTGCAATTCCTGCAAGTAGCTATTCAATTGCTTTCTATTGTACTTGTCATGAACTCCGAAAGGGCGAATCGGGTCATACTTCGTCTCCTCAATCTGAACATACCCGTCCCCCGGGGTCTGAAAGCGGCGTCGCTTCCTCAAGGCGTTCGAGCGAGCCCGCTTGACCGCTGCCCTGAGTTCTGCTAGAGTTGGTTCCGGTGACATCGCTTGTCTCCTTTCGTGACGAATGGGGTCCGACCGCAACGGTCGGACCCCATTCTACCATATGCCGCGTTACTATTTCACTTAACCGCGCGCACCTTGAAGAAATGCCGCTTTTTAGCACTTACTTCATCACTAATGACAATCTTCACCGGCAACTTCCACGTGTCCGGTGTGCCGAAGATGCCAAACAGGCGGTTGAGAGACCGAACCAACTGGTCGCTGCCGGACTGCAAAGCCTTGCCGTCCTTAGTAAGCAAAACGGTACGCACGCCCCGACGAATCTCCCCGTTCTCGTCCTCGAATTCCGCTGGTTCGGCAGCGAAATTCACAATCTCAAGCGTTTCGTCAAGATAATCACGGATGTCTTCCGCGTCCGAAAGCGCATTGAAAATTTCAATCGCACCTTCAGGAGTGTTTGTATTGATTGACGTCACAAAGCGGGTCCCGTCAACCACGTCAGTGCTGGGCTTGGTGATAATTTCCAGTTCGTTATTCATGATTCTTCTTTCCTATAAAACAAATTTGTAGATGAAATAAATTGATTAGTAAAGTCGACAAGTTGCTTAAGAGTCTTGTGACACCATTCTTTGTAAGAAAAAGGAACTTTAATTGTTCTGCAAAAAGGTATTCTTCCGAAAACATCTATAGTTGTATAACGATCCATATTGACGTGTACGCTAATAAGCCCATTGAAATACGTGCCCTTAAACACGATATAATCACGTCCGAAATATTCTATAGGCTTTTCGAGATTCTCACTTGTTTCATGAAACGTCCGCAATAATATTGCGAGAAAGCTCCATCAAACGCAAAAGATTGTCACTCTCTCGTTTGACCGTAAAAATTTCTTTTACGGTTGTGATTATTGCCCTACTCTGCCGGCAAGTTGCAGTCCCGAAAATGATATCTTCTTTTGAGCTAATAAAAAGAAGTTCAACTTGTGACAATTCGGTGCTCGTTTTGCCAATGGCTTTGAGGTAATTCAGGAATTTTACCGTAACTTCCTCAAAACTAATTCGCAACGGAGAAATAATTGTGACAGAAGTCACATTGTTGGTGTTTGTGTGGGTTAGTTTTATTTCGTTTGTCATTTCTAACCTCCTTTCGATGTATTAATCATTCCACAGATTTGGGGGCACGTCAAACCCACGGGCAAAATGAACAGTTTGGATTGTTCATGTTGCTTTGTTGACATACCGACCTGTCGACCCGTCCGCATGCTGGACAGGGCTTGACACGGGCGGGGTTGTGTGCTAGCCGGTGGGCGCGGGCGCGTCTAGCATAGACGGGGCGGGATGTCAAATTGTGGAATATCTATCACCTTTTTGGAATATTCGAGTCGGTGTTCGATTCCGGGAGTGAATAAGTATGCGGAAAAGGTGGTAAGTATTCGATCTAGTTGAGCGGTCAAGTAACGATTGGGTAACAATCCGGGGTTTGGACCGGTCCAAACTTGACAGGGGGCGCGGGAGGAGTTTGTCAAGTCCGACACGCCGTA